GGTCCTCGGCCAGTACCCGGCCCAAGGAACAAACCAGCTCATCTCCCGAGAGTGGACCGCGGCCGCAAGGTCCCGCTGGGATCTCTACGTCTCGAAATTCGGCGAGGTCCCTCCCAAGGACGTCTCCGGAATCATGGGCTTCGACATCGGGGAATTCGGCGACGACCTCTCCCAGGCCGTTTTCCGCTATGGCGGGTACGTCGAGAGGCCGTCGACCGAAACAGGATGGGGAGGCGTGGACGTCATCGAGACGGGCGACAAAGGCTCCCTGCTGTATCACCAGCGCCTTCTTCGGGCCGTGGCCGTCGATGCCAACGGGGTCGGGGCCGGCGTGGCTCCCCACATGAGGCGCCTGCGGTGCAACGCCCACGGTATCAAAGTCCAGGAGAGCCCCACGGAGCTTCCGGAAGAGCGGGAGCTCGGGGAATTCGGCATCGTCAGGGATCAGCTCTGGTGGAAATGCCGGGAATGGCTCAGGACCGACACCGGTTCGATGCTGCCGCCGGACGACGAACTCCTCGAAGAGCTGCACACGGCGACCTACGAGATCAAGGGCAAGAAAATCAAGATCATGGACAAGGACACGTTCAAGGAGCTCCTGAAGCGCAGCCCGAACAAGGCCGACGCCCTGTGCCTTACCTTCGCAACGATCCAGGCGCAGGCGCTCCCGTTCGCGGTGAAGCCGGCAAAGAAGGTGAGCTTCGCATGGTGAGGGACAACTGATGCCAACCCAAGGCCTCATACCTCGAGGAACCGAGCAGGCGCAACCCATCGTGGCGACCGGGAAAACCTATTCCGAGCGTCCGCTGATCCGACGCCTCACCAACGAGGACATCGAGAAGCAGAAGGAGACCGAGGCCCAGCGGGCTTTCGAAGCACGCCAGAACCGGCCCGTCATCTCCGCCCTGGCTTCCCACATCCGGAGCGCCTTCACTTCCGCCGTCAACGCCAAGTCCACGGTCATGCAGCGCGGCCTCATGTGCCTGAGACAGCGCGAGGGCATCTACGAGGCCGACGTCCAGCAACTCATCAAGCAGAGCAACGGCACGAACATCTACATGATGCTCACCGACGTCAAGTGCCGGGCCCTGGAAAGCTGGCTCAAGGACATCATGCTGCCGGCGGGAGAGAAGCCCTACAGCATCGAGCCTACCCCGATTCCCGACATCCCCCCGCAGCTGGTCCAGAAGGCGCAGCAGGCCTTCGTCCAGGACTACATGGCCCGCGTCGCCGTCCAGGCCGGAATGGACCCGACACAGGTCACGGCCGACATGATCACCGAGGACGACTTCCGGCAGGCAGCTGAGCAGTTCAAGGACGAGCTGCTGAAGCAGGTAAGAGCGCAGGCCAAAAAGGACGCCGACGCCATAGAGGACAGCGTAGACGACGAACTCGTCGAGGGCAAATGGTATGAAGCCCTGTCGGAATTCATTGAGGATTTCTCCACATACCCCACAGCCTTCATGGAAGGTCCGATCTATCGCCGGCGTTCCGTTCTCGCCTGGGAGCCCATCCAGAATTCAATGCTGTCGCGGATCACCGTCACGGAGAAGATCGTCAAGGAATACGAGCGCGTCGACTTCTTCGACGTCTACCCCTCGGCCGGTGCCCGAACGATCCAGGACGGGGATCTGTGCATCCGAAAGCGCTACACCCGCCGGGACCTTGACGCCCTGCGCGGCGTTGACGGCTTCGACAATGACGCGATCGATCAGGTCTTGAAGCAGTACGCCAACGGCTATCGGGAGTGGGTGGCCTACGATACGGAGATCGCCGACCTGCACGACCGGCCCAACGAGATGCAGGACCCCGAGGGGCACATCGACGGCATCAAGTTCTTCGGCTCGGTCCAGGGATTCATGCTCCGCGAGTGGGGGATGAAGGTCGACGAGATCCCGGATCCATACCGGGAATACCCCATCATCGCCTATTCGGTCGGTCCATACGTCATCGGGGCCCGTCTGAATCCTCACCCGCTCGGCCGGCGTAACATCTACTCGGCGAGCTTCCGCCACAAGAACGGCTCGATTTGGGGCAAGGCGCCCCCGGAAGTCATGCGGGACAATCAGAACATCTGCAACTCGGCAGCGCGCGCCATGTGCAACAACGCGGCCGTGGCTTCCGGTCCCCAGGTTTGGCAGCTCGTGGACCTCATCCCGCCCGAGTGCGACCGGACGAACATCTATCCCTGGAAGATTTGGGAATTCTCCTCGGAGAAGATAAAGGCGGCCGGGCAGAAGCCCATGGACTTCTTCCAGCCCCAGCTCTACGTCGGGGAACTCCTGAAGCTCTATCAATACTACTTCGAACAGGCCTCCGAGGTCACGGGGATTCCAGCCTACATCTACGGCTCCGAGAAGGTTGGCGGGGCAGGGGCGACGGCTTCCGGCCTCTCCATGCTCATGAACGCCGCGGCCAAGGGTCTGAGAAACGCGGCCAGCAACATCGACAAGGGCGTGATCTCCCCCTCCGTCGAGGAGCACTGGCTCACCATCATGCTGACCCAGCCGGACAAGGCCAGGGGCGATTGCCGGATCAAGGCCCGGGCCTCCGAGTACCTCATCCAGCAGGAGCAGCTTCAGATCCGCCGCAAGGAATTCCTGGATTCGACGGCCAACCCCATCGACATGCAGATCATCGGCATCGACGGCCGCTCGGAGCTGCTCAGGGAAAACGCGAAGTCGCTCAAGATGGACCCGGAGAAGATCGTGCCTCGCCGGGAGGACATGATCGCCACCCAGGTCCAGCAGAAGGTTCAGGAAGTAGTCGTGAGGCTCTCGCAGGCCCTCGGGGTCGCGCCGGAGAAGATCGTCGCGCTGCTCGAAGGTCCGGCGCCGGGTGCCGGGCCCGCCACTCCCGAGAAAGCCGAGGAGCTCGGGCCGGACGGGCAGCCAATGGCCGGGAAAGACGTAAGGATGTTCAATCAGTAGGAGGAGGTTATGGAAAAGAAGAACGAGGTCATGATCTTGGCCCGATGCTCTGAATGCCTTGAAACACTTGAGGTTGTCGAAGTGGAAGGATCATCCCTCAACTCAATCATGGTCACGGTGAAAACCGAACACGATTGTCTGAAGGCGGTGAAGCCATGACCGACACCTACCAAAAGAACATGACGCTGGAAGAGATCCAGGCCAACGATCTCGAGATGACCCGGGACGCCATCAAGAACGCCAAGAAGTACAGCTTCGGCCACGACATGAAGAAGGCCGTCAACTTCGTCCGGGATTGCCTGGGGCGGACCCTGGTGAGCCTCGGCATGACGCACCCCCAGCCGCCCCCGAACGTCAATTCCTACGAGGCGAGGATCCGGCACGCGGCCAAGATCGACAAGGCCATGAGGGAAAAGCAGGTCAAGGTCGAGCATCGCAACAAGTACCGGGGCAACGATATGTGGCGCTGCGGGCTCTACGTCTATCAGCGAGACGAGCTCGTGACGTTCATCTCCGACGTCCTGACGCAGCGCAGCACGGAGTTCGACCCCATCGCGCAGAAGATCGGCCGTGAGGAAATCGGGTTCATCGTCATCACGAACGCGAACCTCGAGGACACGAAGAAAATCTTCCTCGTACCGGGGTTTGCGAAGGGGAATTAGGAGGTTCAGTCATGGCAGTACAGCGCGGAATCATCGACAAGGCCGCGGATCAGTGTGTAAGGGCGATTATCTACGGCGGGGCCATCAAGGCGACGAAATACATCAGCGAGAAACTGACGGTGAAGGCGACCCGGAAGCTCTACGGGAAGAAGCGGCGGCCGAGCCAGAAGTCCCTTGAGGTTATCCTGACTGCCGGCAAGCCGAACTACGAGGAACGCGCTTTCATCAAGAAGCTGAAAAAGGCGGGCGAGCCGTTCCCGGTGAAGAAAGTCCAGTTGAAGATGCCCAAGTGAGGCCCTGATGATCTACGTCCCGAACCACGACCCGAACGTGACCCTGAGCGTCCTGTCCTCGCTCTCGCGGTTCTCGACGCTGCCCGAGACCATGGGCATGCGGGATTGGCTCAAAGACGAGCTCAGGCGCCTCGACGAGGCCAACCGAATCGAGATGGACCCGGACGTCTTCCGGCAGCGGCAGGGGGCCTGCCAGGTCCTCCAGGCGCTTTTCAGAATCGCCGACGAGGCAGACCGGACGATCGACAAGATACGCGCAAATCAACGCAAACCGTAGTGGGAGTAGGCCGCACGCTCATTCTCCCCTAAATTTATCGGTTTTGGAGCAAGACAATGAGATATGAGGACTTTTCCTGCGAGAAACTGACCGTCGGGTCGATCTACAACAAGTACGGCAACCAGATCACCCCCGGCTGCAACCCCTCCGGCGGCCTCGACTACTACGTCGACGGCAACAAGACGGTCAACGGACCCGACGGTCTGAGCTGGGGCAGGGCGTTCAACTCCCTGGCCACGGCCATCGCGGCAAGCGACGTGAGCATCGCGGCCACCCGCAACCGCTGGTGGGCCCGCCGCAACCGCATCTTTGTCGTCGGGGATGCCCTCTCGGCCAACCTCGTCAAATTCCCCACGAAATGCGATGTCATCGGCCTGGGCTCCTACGACGGCTTCACCCGGGCGGGCCTCTCCGGTCGGCATCTTCCGGTCGGCGAATCCTACGGCACCCGGTTCTTCAACATCCACTTCAAGGCCGTGGCCCACGCATCGCCCATCATCACGCTCACCAACGCGGCCTCCGGGCCTCAGTTCCACGGCTGCGCGTTCGACGGCACCCTCGGAACCATGACCAGCGCGATCCTCTCGACGGCGTGCCCGTTCCTGGTGGTCGACGACTGCGATTTCATGGGCACCTTCGACACGTCCTACATCAGCTTTGGCGCAGGCGAGGCGGGCGGTACCCGGATCA